TAACAACATACTTTATGCCGTATGTCTTTTTATGTTATAATATGTTGATTTTTGAAAAATTACCAAATTATTACTGTATCAAAAACAATAATAACTTAGTCCTCCTGGGCTGAACCAATGGAGGGTTTGTAGATAACACTCTTACGAGTGTCAAATAATACTAATATTTTTCGGGCCATAGATTGGCCCAGATATTATAAAGGGTTATTTAATGGTTGAATTGCCCCTGATTTCCAAAGTGAAGCTGCTACAACAGGACAATGATTGATCCACAAATCTGCTATTAATGCATTGTTCATGTATGTAGTCAGATATGCTTCAAAATCGAGGTAATCCTTGTCATTATCATGATTGACTGAATATAACCCTTTCTTGATTCTTTTCTTATCAGCCCTGACTCTTGCCTTTGCTAACTGGGCTGTTGTAAGAAATTTAGAATCTCTAAGTTGTTGATATCGATTTAAGAATGGATTTAATATACCATAATCTCTTAGTCCTAAAGTGACTGCAGAGGAATGGAGTTGTTTATCGATATCCTGATGGGTATGATTAGAGCCAGCTATCACTCTATGAGGTAGTCGACTTACATAACTAGTTGGTCCTAGGATTATATCTTTTGAAAGGAATGATCCGTGATCACCAGTGATATGTAACTCTTTACAAATCTGGCCTAATCCATAAATGATCTTTCTATTTCCATTTCTATAATAGACTCGGTTATAAACAGCCTCAAATATTTTAACACATTTGCTGCGCATTCGTATTAAAACATCATCGCCTGCAACCCAGAAAGTTACATCATTTATGTTAATGCGAGCCATATATAATATGAACTTTAAGTAATAAATAACTCGCATTGTATTACCAAATGTAGTTCTAGATGGATGTCCAGAAAAAACAGTACTAACTATTTTCCCTTCAACCATCTTTGAAGTTATCTTTGGTAATATTTTTTCCCTGTACTGAACCATAAAGTTTAACTGTGAAGACGTTAATAAAAACTTTATTTGTTCAACCAAGACAACAGGGATTTCTGATGAAGATAATACATCATTAAATAATTTGTTAATAATATATGTATCAATACCTTCAATCAGTGAGATGTGTTGTGTTGAATCATGTTGACTACCATCATAATCGACAAAAGTTGAGTCACACAACAGATCTTTAGCAGAACAATCTTCGTATATTTTATCTGCTAATTCACTCGCGTTTAATCCATGTGTAAATTGAGGATATATTGGTTTAATATACTTCAATAAAACATAGATAAAATAACCACCCCAAACACGAGCTTCTGGGGATGGTGAAAATAATGAACGTGGTCTGATATTGGTATCCAGAACGTTCATTTCATGGCTCTTCATCTCGGCTTTAAGAGTCATGGGAATCTTGCCTGTCTCTAATGATTTCAAATAGGCATTCCGATATAACTTAGCTTTTTCTGGTGGACGAGTAGCTAAGTATTCTTCCATTGAAATTCTAGGAACAAATGGAAGTGTTTGGAATTGTGTATCAATATCTGCTTGTGCGAATTTCACAAATTCCCTAACCATCGTAGGTGATGGTTTAATCAGTGCTCCAGCTGTCCTACCAAATATAGCCCAAAATTTATTCTTGGTATGGTTAGCCATAACACTGGTTCGGAAGTCACCATAAATTGTATTTAACTTAATGCCGGTAGACTTCCAAATTGAATGGCCAACCTCAGTAAATTGGTTAACATACTGTTTTAACTGAGAGAAGCCATTCAATCTATTGCCTAATAAGTCATAATATTTCATGTCAACTAATGACTTATTGATTGTTTCAAGATTATTCCAATTTTGATCTGACACTGTTGAAGTAGAATAATCTTGATCACAACCAGCAATAGTATTGGGGATATCAGTTGTTATCACGCTATGATTTATTCCATAAATGCCATAGCCTAGACAAATTAATTCCCAAATGGGTAAAGGGAAAGGACTTCCATTAATAAACGAACATACTATGTTACTCGCATAAGATGTAAAAAAATGAGTATATCATAGTATTATAAATTGGTTCACAATTAAATTTCTCGTTTAATTTAATGGATGTTCCTTGAGTAGGACCAGCAATTCGATTTGGGGTTTGTTGGCTCCTATACCCATAATTTCTAGCATATCGATAGTTAAAATACTTAATTATTGCCATTCCACATAACATAAAGAATACATTGAAAATAATTAAAGTAATTAAAACTAATACGTATACTAGTATTTGTTCGGGTGAGTATCCGAATGCCCGAATCATTTTTGAGATTATAATCATAATAGATGATGAATAAATTTCACTGTCAATTATAATCTCATTAGCGATCTGATAATAAATTGGTGTATTATCACGTATAATATGGGTAATTAAACACATGATAACATATAATATTGCAAATCGCCAATACACCCATAATCCTCTATAGTCCTTAAACATAGGTAAT